TAAAGGAGAGTAGAAATGTCTAAAGAAGTAAAGAAATACAAGTGGTTTTTAGGCGGTAGAGTAGAGTACACCCTAGAAGAATATATCAGTAAAGTAGACGAACTTATTTATGGTGCTGTTGGACAAATGAGAGAGTGCGATGGTGATCTATTTATGTCCGAATATCAAAAGCTCATGGAAGGTGCAGACAAGTTAAATTATCTTAACAGTCAACTAAAAGATGAAGGATAGTACAAATGACAAGTTATCTTGTGTGTTGGGAAATAGACATAGAAGCAAGTAGTGAATATAATGCTGCTAAAGAGGCACTATCTATTATGCAGAATAAAGATAGTGAGGCTTTGTTTTTTAAGGTCATCGAAAGTAGCACTGGTCAAATGACTGATGTAGATTTGTTTTACTGGGATGTAGATTTGTTTGACTGGGAAGATGAAGAAAGAGCAGAGATTCTTGGAGAAACTTTATCTAACGAACAGTTAGAATTTAACTGGTAAGGTGAAGAAAATGAACATATTCTATCTACACGAAGACCCAAAGAAATGTGCTGAGATGCACTGTGACAAGCATGTAGTCAAGATGATCCTTGAATACGCACAACTACTGTCTACTGCCCACCATGTTGTTGATGGTACGCCGTCTATTGACTGCTACAAGATGACGCACAAGAATCATCCATCCGCTGTATGGGCAAGAGAAAATCGTAGTAATTATATGTGGTTAGTAGAACTTCTTTATAATCTACTTATGGAATATACCCTCAGATATGGTAAGAAACATAAGACAGAGAGGAGTGGAATATTTAATAACCTTTGTAGTCTTCCCCATGGACTGAAGGATGGTGACTTTACACACCCGCCACAGTGTATGGACAACTACTGTAAAGTAGAAGGAAACACTATCATGGCATATCGTAATTACTACATTAAAGAAAAATCTTACATGGCACGTTGGAAGTTTACAAAAGAACCTTATTGGTATATAGACTGTCGGCATGTCTTGTGAAGACAAAAATACACCCGTTGAAACAGCAGCATGAAGAAAGTACATGACGGTATATATAAGCCCACCATTTGGTAACTATATTAAACTAGAAGGCTGTACAAGTATAGAAGGAACATTTACATGGCAGCGTAGAAAAGGATTAGTAATTCAAACACTAAAAACACTGCGTAAGATTGACGGTGGCTGGGTAAATGCTATAGGCTTTCGCAACAAGGGTATGAGTAACATTACCAAGTGGAATAAAAAGTCAGTCTATAGCATTGCTGCCCTTGATGGTAACTGGAAACCTTTTTATGATCATATACCTAGTGATACTAAGCTAGAAATTAATCTAGGTTGTCCTAACGTAAGTAGCTATACTATGTCTAACTCAGATGTTAAGCTTTTTTGTAGTAAGTTTTCAGAGTTAAGTGTAAAGGTTAATCCTCATACAAAAGACAAAGAGTTTATGAACCTATTTGACTGTGGAGTACGAACCTTTCATCTAAGTAATACAATACCTAGCGAACGAGGTGGTATCAGTGGAGATCAGTTACGTGAACAAAACCTCAAACAAGTAGAAATGTTTAGTAGTCTTAACTTGCCTAAACATGACATAAACCTAATTGTAGGTGGTGGTATATATAAGCCTGAACATGTAAGGCAGTACAGATCAGTTGGTGCTACTAAAAGTTTTAGTTTAAGTACCGTGTGGTTCACACCATGGCGTGTAAAAGAAATAATAAAAGAAGTTAAAAAGACCTGAGTAGTTAGAGATGCGTTTAGTATAGAGAAGTAAACCAAACTAGGAGAAATGGAAATGGAAAATCTACTTAACACTAATGATCGTGAAATCTTCTTTACCGTCTACGAACAGGATGTCGTATCTCGTAAAGACGCTCCTCTCGAGTCTCTTTATCCTACATCATGGGATGACGGTTGGTTCAAGGCTAAAGATAAGAAGATGCTTATTCGTAAAAGTTACGATGGAGACAAGTATCTAAATGTAGTGAATGACAAGTATCGTGTAGTTGAAAATAAAGAAGTTCTTCTGCCTCTTCAGACACAGATGATCAACTACTTTGATCCTCTCGTTCTGGAAGATGTAAAGATTAAAGATACTATCTCTGCCAACGGTAACGTCTGCTATGCAGAATACATCTTTCCCAAGCTAAAGCATGGCATTGAAACATCTACAGGACACAAGACTGAGTTTGGTTTACGTTTTGTAATGAAGAATACCTTTGATGGTAAGGGTAGTGTGACCATGTGGTCAGGTCTTATTGACTTCTTCTGCACCAATGGTACGGTAACAGGACAGTATGACATCACTCGTAAGCGTCACAGCCGTAACTTTAATACTGATGGCTTTATCAGTGCCTTTGAGATGTCTATGACTACTCACAAAGATGCTGTTGAACGTTATCAGCGTTATGCTGACACTAAGGTTGGCTCTTCTACCAAAGTGCAGCAGTTGTTTGACAAGTTGACTAGTACAAAGCGTTCAGACCAGAAGCGTAGCGGAGGATTGTCTGATCGTCTTTTCGCTCAGTGGATGGATGAAGTACGTGTACGGGGAGACAATCTATTTTCTGTACAGTCGGCTATGACACACTATGCTTCTCACGGTGATGATGGTCGCTTTGACTTGACCAAGGCTGGTGATGGTGGTACACTATACAAGCGTGGTGATGATGTTACGAAGTGGCTACGTTCAGATACGTGGAAGGATTTTGTATCAGAGGTTGCCGCGTAACCTTCTAAACTAATAGGGAGAAAGTTATGCGTCGTTACAACTATAAGAACTATAATGAAATTCCAACATACATGGCTGACTACATCACTGATGTTGTTGGAAATGTTAATAGAGTTGAGGAAGTACCTCTAACCCATATTAACGATTTTCTTAATGGTCTTGAAGAATGGTATGAAGATGAAGTAGATGTCCTTAAAACATCTTATACCATGACAATGCAGTAACACTCAACATAGTAGGGAAGAAAGGATAGGAGGGATAGGCATACGGTCATATATACCAGCCTATTCCTCCTTTTTTAATACATGAAGTGTAAACTTATAAGTAATCTAGGAAACGATCTGACTGTTGTTAACTCAGCCAGAGTATCCTTTGATAAACATTCTGACAGAATAAATGCTAAAGATAAAAAGCTTATAAAATATCTGGCTAAACATAAACATTTTACACCATTCACACATTGTGTTATAACACTACTAGAAGAAGTACCTATTTTTGTAGCTAGACAGCGTTTCAAACATACTGTAGGTTTTAGCTACAATGAAGTTAGTAGGAGATATGTAGATAGTGATCCTGTCTTCTTCCATCCTGACGAGTGGCGTAAACGTGCGGAGAATAAGAAACAAGGATCAGAGGATTTTGCAATACCCTCTCAGCAACTTACTAACAAACAATATGAAGAATTTCTTTTTAAATCTAAAGAATTATATGATTTTATGTTAAGTATGAGTATAGCACCAGAACAAGCTCGTATGGTGTTACCACAAAGCACATATACCAGTTACTATGTCACTGGTTCTCTCGCTGCTTTTGCTCGTGCCTATAAATTACGTATTGACGAACATGCTCAGAAAGAGATACAATACCTAGCGAAGATGTGGAACGATGTTATCGAGCCTCTTTATCCTACATCATGGACTGCTTTAATTGGAGAAAACAATGCCTAAAATATTAATTTTACCTGAAGTAGAAGAACTTCACAGACTTTTCAGATACGATAGTGAGACAGGAAAACTTTACTGGAAAATTTCTCCAGCTTATAGAGTAAAAATAGGAGATGAGGCAGGTTACTTAAAGGAAAAGGGCGAAAAGGGCTATCGGATGGTTAGTATAAAAAATAAAGATTATCTTATGCATAGAGTAGTATATAAGATGTGCCATAAAGTAGAACCTCCAGCCATTATTGACCACATAAATGAAATTAGAACAGATAACAGAATTGAAAATTTAAGAGAAATAGATCATGCACATAACGTGAGAAGAAGTAGGAAAGGTTCTGGAGTTAGAAATCCTTATGGTAAGAGAAAGAAGTATCGTGCATATCCTTGTTTTAATGGTAAAGAGCATTTTTTAGGTTACTTTGATACCTACGAAGAAGCAAGGAAAAAAGTAGTTGACTGGGAACAAGAAAATGGAGTAAGAAGGGATTAACAAATGACTATGCGGTTTGATAAAATGTCCTACGAAGAGAAGTGGTATCGGTATCTTCTTCGCACAGGTGCTTCATCTGCTGACATCGCTACAGCACGGGATAAGGCACGTGCAGCAGCAAACCGCAGTGAAGCCCTCCGTAACCTTCAGAGATTGGGTCAGGAGTTTGATAACGCAACAGGCGAGGATTTTTTTCCATGAAAGTTTTTGAAGCATGAAAGTCGAGGTAACAAATGGCTATTAAACGTCCAACAGGAAATGAGAAACCAGCTTGGATAAAGCAGCATATGCGTACAAGTATAGGTCAGTCTACAAATAGTCGGCCAAAGAATAAAAATAAAAGACGTAACTTTAAACGATACAGAGGACAAGGAAAATGACAGAAATTAGTATCCCTGTTTCTACTAATGTTGTTTCTTTTCTGGAAGAAGCTCGTAGTAAATATACCCAAGGTAAAATAAACTACGAACAGTTTTGTAATATTGAAATGATAGAACTAGGATACAATCCTTCGTCACCCAAGGAAAGAAAAGAATACACTGACTTCATAGAATCCCTGTCAGATTTAGGTGAATTTGAAATAGAATTTTATAGTGATATATTTTTTGAAGGTGAAGCAGATAATTGTAATGAAAAATTTGAAGTAGAATGTGAAAGTTGTAAAACAATACATACTTTAGTACACATGGAATGGGAAACTATTCTTTGTTGTTATTGTTCAAAGAAAATAAAAAACCCATATAATAATAATAAGGAATAAAAATGAAAAACTTATGGGAAAAAGATAGTAAAACTATTTATAAAGAGTTATACAAGCAGTACCTTCAAGAAGGTTATTCAAGAAAAGAAGCTAAGAAGTTTGCTTCTGAGGAGACAAAAGAACTTATTTCGGAGTCTACAGACTTTGTAAAAAATATCTTCTCTTATCAAGAAGAAGATTGTTAGATGTGGAATATAATGGTAAAGACAAAACATGTTGAAACACTTATTGAAGAGTCTGAATATGAGGAGGATATATGGAAGCTTCTAGGAGCTAGAAAACTATTTACGTCCCAGATTGGTTATGATATAGAAGAGACAATAGATGGTTTTGTCTCAAAGAAAAATGGAGAAGTAGTTGCTACATACAGGATACTTAGGGAAGACTGAACATGATGGTAGTAATTTTGTAAAACATGTTCCATGTCCTTCAGACTCATGCGGATCAAGCGATGCGTGTGCTATTTTTGATGATGGACATATGTTTTGTTTTAGTTGTCGTAGTTTTTTCCCCGGTGATGAGGCATATAAAAAGGAGCATGACATGCCGTTTGATAATAACAACTATCAACAACCTACAGTTAAAGGATATATATCTGCGATAACTGATCGTGGAATTACCAAGGAGACTGCTGAGAAGTATGGTGTTCGTGTTCAACAGGATTCTTCTGGTGCTGTCGTTAAACACTACTATCCATATTATGACGTAAACAACACGCTTGTGGCTAACAAGGTTCGTGACGTAGCTAACAAAACTTTTACCGCTGATCCTCCCGGTGCTATGTCAGCAGGTGTTTTGTTTGGTCAGCTTCTTTGTCAGGAGGGTGGCAAGTTTGTCACCATCTGCGAAGGTGAACTAGATGCTATGGCAGCATATCAGATGCTTGGTTCAAAGTATCCAGCAGTATCCATCAAGGATGGTGCGGCATCGGCAGTCAAAAGCTGTAAACTCAGCTATGACTTTCTTAATTCTTTCAACAACATTGTTGTCTGCTTCGACTCAGATGAGGTAGGTCAGAAGGCTGCACGTGAAGTTGCACAACTCTTTGAACCAAACAAGTGTAAGATTGTAGCACTTGACAATAAACTGAAGGATGCTTGTGGATACTTGGCTGACGGTAAGTCACAGGACTTTACTCAGGCTTGGTGGGCTGCGCGTACCTATACACCAGCAGGTATTATCAATCTAAGAGATATTGGTCCTGAACTATATGAAGAGGGTAATCAGACTACCTGTCCGTATCCTTGGGATGGTATCAATGGGAAGCTGTATGGTATTCGTACAGGTGAACTGGTAACACTGACGGCTGGCACTGGCACTGGTAAGTCCAGCGTCATGCGTGAGTTGATGCACCACGTACTCAAAAATGCTGAAGGTAATATTGGTGTTATCTCTTTGGAGGAGAACACCCGTTCTACTATTTTCCATCTCATGTCAGTAGCAGCTAATGCACGGCTCTATATCAGGGAGGAACGGGAAGTTTTTCCACCCGCTGAGATGTACAAGTGGCAAGAAGCTACTGTAGGAACGGGAAGGTTCTTTGCCTTTGATCACTTTGGCTCTATGGGTACGGAGGAAATCCTTGCTCGTGTACGCTACATGGTTAAGGCACTAGATTGCAGGTGGATTTTCCTTGACCATCTTTCCATTCTCGTATCAGGTCTGGAGGGTATGGACGAGCGTAGAAACATCGACGTTCTTATGACCAAGCTTCGCAGTCTAGTAGAAGAAACTAACTGTGCCTTACTTCTCGTATCACACTTACGCCGTACAGGAGCAGACAGTGGACATGAAGATGGTAAAGAGGTAAGCCTGTCCCATCTGCGTGGATCACAGTCCATTGCACAACTATCTGATGCTGTCGTAGCTATGGAACGTGATCAGCAGTCTGATGATGCTAACATTGCGAACACCACCACCATTCGCGTACTGAAGAATAGGTATTCTGGTGAAACTGGTGTCGCTTGTCACTTGTTTTTCAATAAGGAAACTGGTAGGCTACACGAAGTTGTAAATCTTGGTGACGATCTTGAAGAAATCAGCGACGACATCTCACTCTAACATCATCGTATAAAAGGTAATTAACTCTAATGCACTTATCAAACATTAAGATATTAAATTTTGACATCGAAGATATGGACCTAATTTGTTACCCCTCAATTTATTGTAATGCTATAGATGTTCACGAGCTTTCTACCGGAAACTTCATTGTAAGTTTCGATAGCATTGAAGATGCTGAATATGAAATATTCAAGTATGGAAATTGAGTTGAGAGTAGTGTGTGGTAATTATACCAACAGGAAATAAAAAATGAAGGTTATACTAGACATCGAAACTGATTCACTAGACGCTACTACAATTTACTGTATTGTTACTAAGAATGTAGATACTGGT